CAGAACTAATTAGAGAGAAGGAAAAAGAACTTCTTGAGATGAAGAAGGAGTATCGTGAACGTAGGACTGAGGGCTTACGTCATGCACTAGAGCAGAAAAAAGAAGCTGAAAAATTAGTGCGTGATGAGATGAAAGCACTAGGCTATGATTATGGTTCTACAGTTCGTTATTGGTTGTAATGTCTGCATATAGTGCTAGACAGATAGCACGTAAGAATGGGTATAGGAGTGGTTTGGAAGATATTGTTGCAACATATCTTAAAGAACATAAAGTAAAATTTCTATACGAAAAGATTAAGATTGAGTGGGAAGACCTTTCTTATCGTACCTATACCCCTGATTTTGTTTTGAATAATGGAATAATAATAGAAACGAAAGGGAGATTTACAGTTGCTGATAGACGTAAACATTTATGTATTAAGAGACAACATCCTGATTTAGACATACGATTTGTTTTTACAAACAGTAAAACAAAGTTAAGAAAAGGTGCAAAGTCTTCATATGCAGAATGGTGTATAAAATATGATTTCAGATATTACGATAGAATAATACCTGAAGATTGGTTAAAAGAGAAGAAGAAAAAAACCAAGTATGGTAAGTTTATATCTTTTCCAAATAAAAAAATAAAAAGGAGATGATGCATGGATAATTTAAGAACAGAAGACTTTACGATAGTTATAAGTCCTGAAACAACAGAAGATGGCAAATCGTGGACAGGAGCATTGTATACAACTATAATGCATAATAATACTAGCACTTTAAATGTAGAAGACCAAAAGGCTTTGTATGGTATATGTAAACTTATGTGTAACTCAATTTTATTGAGCAACATTGATGAAGATTTTCGTATGCATTTAGAAGACTTTACTGTTTCAAATGATACTATAAAAGATTTAGAAGAACAATTTATAGATAATAATAAAACATTACCACCCAACAAAAAATACTTGCATACTACAGAAGATAATGTTATAAGAATAGACTTTAAAACTAAAACGAAAGGGAATGCGTAATGAATGCTACAGTAAAAGAATTGATAGACTTTGAAAAAGGAGAGTCACTCAGTAATGATATGGTAAATCACCCACCACATTATAATCAACGTGGTATAGAATGTATTGACGCTATTGAAGCTGCAACAGATAAAGGCTTTCAATACTATCTACAGGGTAATATAATTAAATATTTATGGAGATATAGATATAAAAATGGTGTAGAAGACTTGAAAAAAGCAAAGTGGTATTTAAATAAATTAATAGAGATTACAGATGAAAATAAAAGTTAAAATATTTGCCACATTAAGTTTAGACCCTGATGAGTATGCTGTTCCTTCGGATGGTGTTGTCACAGAAGAGTTTGAAGAGTTATTACAAGAAGTTATACACGACATAAATGGTATAGAAATAAAAAACATTAGAGTAACACAGGAGGATACATAAATGAACAACATAGGAATACAACTACCAACAGATTATCAAAACTTTATAGCATTGTCTCGTTATGCTAGATGGATTTCTGAAGAGAACAGACGAGAAGAATGGACTGAAACTGTAGATAGATATTTAAATTACATGCAGGAACATCTAGTAAATAAATATAACTTTGATGAGAAAGTTTACTATGAGTTACAAGATAGATTGTTTCATCACATTACTAATTTAGATGTTATGCCAAGCATGAGAGCATTAATGACTGCAGGAAAGGCACTTGATAAATGTCATGTTGCAGGATATAACTGTTCCTATTTACCTGTTGACAACCCTCGTGCATTTGATGAGTGCATGTATATTCTTATGTGTGGAACAGGTGTTGGTTTCTCTGTTGAAAGAGAGAATGTAGACAAACTTCCTATTGTAAATGAACATTTTGAAAAAAGTACAACTGTAATTAAAGTGGGTGACTCTCGTTCAGGTTGGGCAAGAGCATTACGTGAATTGATTGCTATGTTATATGTTGGACAGATTCCTACACTTGATGTTACAGATGTAAGACCTGCAGGAGCAAGACTAAAAACATTTGGTGGTCGTGCATCAGGTCCTGAACCACTTGTAGATTTATACAGATTCTGCATTAAAACATTTCAACAATCTGCAGGTAGAAAGCTGTATCCTATAGAATGCCATGATATAATGTGTAAGATTGGTGAGGTTGTTGTTGTTGGTGGTGTAAGACGTTCAGCACTTATCAGTTTATCTAATTTAGGTGATGACCAAATGAGATATGCTAAGTCAGGTCAATGGTGGGAGAATGAAGGACAAAGAGCATTGGCTAATAATAGTGTAGCATACAAGGGTAAGATTAGTATGGAAACATTTATGCGTGAGTGGTTGTCTCTTGTTGAAAGTAAATCAGGTGAACGTGGTATCTTTAATCGTAAATCTGCTGTCGAACAAGCAGGTAAAAACGGTAGAAGAGATACTAACTATGCTTTTGGTTGTAACCCATGTAGTGAGATTATACTTAGACCATATCAGTTCTGTAATTTATCTGAAGTAGTTATAAGAGCAGAAGACACAGAAGAAACTTTACTAGAGAAAGTAGAGATGGCTACAATACTTGGTACGTTTCAGGCAACTCTTACTGACTTCAAATACTTACGGTCAATATGGAAAAAGAATACAGAAGAAGAAAGATTGCTTGGTGTATCATTAACAGGTATTATGGACAATAAATTATTTAATGATTATAACACTGTGTTCTTTGAAGATGGTCAACAGGTATTTGATGGTTTAAGAGTTGGTGGCATTCTTACTAAACTAAAAGAAAAAGCCATTGAAGTAAATAAAAAATATTCAGAGATGTTAGGCATCAATCAATCTACTGCTATTACCTGTGTCAAACCAAGTGGAACTGTATCACAGCTTGTGGACAGTGCAAGTGGCATTCATGCTAGACATAGTGCATACTATATTCGTACTGTACGTGGTGATAACAAAGACCCACTGACACAGTTTATGATTGACAGTGGTATTCCTAACGAACCTGATGTTATGAAGCCTGACAGCACGACAGTATTTAGCTTTCCTATGAAAGCACCTGAAGGTGCAACGACAAGAAATGAAATGTCAGCTATAAATCAATTAAATTTATGGAAAACATTTCAAGAGTATTGGTGTGAACATAAACCATCTGTTACGATTTCTGTAAAGGAAGATGAATGGATGAAAGTTGGAGCATGGGTGTATGAAAACTTTGATGATATATCAGGAATTAGTTTTCTACCACATAGTGAGCATACTTATGCACAAGCACCATACCAAGAAATTACGGAAGAGGAGTATAAAAACCTTGACAAACGTATGCCTGATATGATAGATTGGAAAAAACTACAAGATTTCGAAAAAGAAGACAATACTACAGGGTCAAAAGAGTTAGCCTGTAGTGCTGGAGTTTGCGAAGTCGTTGATATTGAGTCTACATAATCAGGTAGTTTACCCTTCGGAGATGGTGTTTCACCCCTCTGAGGGTCTTTAAAACAACAAAAATTTTTTACGAAAGGAGAAATTTATGAAAAAAGCAAGAAAAATAGACTTAGAGAACTATACTAAAGATAATGCACGTTTTGTTGATGGTGAATGGTGGTATTATAGTAGCACAGGCACATATCGAGAGAGAGTCGTTACTCATGCTCGTAAAAATACAAATCGTATGTTTGTAAATGGTAAATTTATTCCTAAGTTTTCTGATTACAAAAATAGAATACTTAACCCACTTCACAAACCCGGTAACTATAAGTCTCTTGATGATGCTTGGTCACATGATGAACTAGATGAAATGGCTAGAGATAAAAATGTTAAGGGTGAATTGTACATAGCAACTAGACCTGAGTTTGAAAAAGAAGGTTGGTTTAAAATAGGTATGTCAGTAAACTCTGCTGAGAGTAGGCTTAAAAATTATCAAACAGGTAGTCCGTTTCAAGACTATTACCTTGTGGATAAAAAAGCTGTAACTAATGTTGCAGATGAAGAAAGAAAAATGCACAGATATATTAATAAATTCTGTGATAAGAAAAGTAACGAATGGTTTAAAATAGATAAAGACAGGTTACTTAAATTATTTAATGAAGAGAAAGGAGAATAATATGAGAGATATATTACTTGGTTCTGCAAGAACTTATTATATGGGAATGATAAATAGGTCAATAGCAAATATGGAAGTGTTGCTAACTAATCCTGTAGGGATAGGAGACCCACCACATCAGGATATACAGGCTGTTATTGAAGAAGAGTTAGGTAAGATTGCTGACTATCACGACAAGCTAGAAATGATACAAAAGTTTTTTATGAAAAAAGAAGAACAACCTGACAATAAAGTGGAGAAAAAAGGTGATTCAAAATCGTAGACATTTTGGCTTAAAAAAATATGATGCACCTTTACGCATACAGTTTGAGAAAGGTGTACAATGTTTTAGAAAGGGTAGGGTTAGAAGTCCTTACCCTCTAAACACTATGCAGTATCGTGAGTGGCAGAGAGGTTTTAACTCTGCCTATGCGATAAATTTAAAAAAGGTTAAGGGATATGAATTTAGAAAAAGAGGTACAAAAGTATATGGAAAATAAAAATAAAAGTATAATAACTGCTACATCTTATCAAGCAGAAGCAAAGAAAACTGCCATATTCCCTGCAGACAAAGCCCTAGAGTATTTATCTCTAGGGTTAGTCGGTGAAGCAGGTGAAGTAGCCAACAAGGTCAAAAAGATTATACGTGATAAAAAAACTGACGTGGATGTGGCAGGTGAGATTGGGGATGTGTTGTGGTACTGTGCTATGTTAGCTGATTATTTCGATGTTGATTTAGGTAAGATTATGGAAGATAATATAGATAAATTACAGTCTAGAAAGAAACGTGGTGTGTTAGGTGGTAGTGGTGATAGTAGGTAGTTTAATCACTAAAATCTACACCCAATCTACCTTTTCTTAACTTTTTAGCAGTATCATTTGCCCAAGAGTATGCTTCATTTGGAAACAGTTTAGCATACTCTTCAAATGAATCAAATCCGGGATATTCTTTCTTAAATTCTTCTTCTACTGAATCTATTAATGTTTGTCTAGTAGAATCCCACATAGCTTTTTCAACTTCATTTATTTCTATGTCACCCTCTTGATACTCATATTTAACTATCTCTTTAGCATTTTCTCTTGCTCTATTTATTAGCTGTCTAGCTAATGTTAATAATTCCTCTCTTCGTTCTAGCATATTTAATGCTTGATACTCTTCAGTTTGAATTACAGATTCTAATGCTTTAGATAAATTGTATTTATTTGTAGGGTCACTTAAATCTCTTCTTGTGTATCTGTCAATTAATCTGTTAGGATGTCTTTTGTATATCTCAAATGGTGTTAAATTTACTCTACCCATTTCTTCTTGTAAAACATTCTTCTTTTCTCTTTTACTAAAACCAAATAATTGTTTCTCTAAAGGATTAACTGCACGTACATCACCTGTTCTAAATGGGTCTCTTAGAGGGTCGTCATATCCTTCACCAAAACCTGTCAACGGAAAGTCAGGCATAGACTTTGTTGCTCTTGAATATAAGTAGTCAAACCAATGCACTTCACCACCTTTTCTTGTTTCAGGTATTAATCTTGATTGTGGGTCAAATTGACTATATATATCTTTTGCAACTGAAAACGGTATTAGGTAAGTTCCTAACACAT